ATGGCAAAAACTAACATTTCTCCTGGAATGCAACAGTATCTGGACATCAAAAAAGATTATCCAGATGCTTTTTTGCTTTTTAGGATGGGGGACTTTTATGAATTATTTTACGAGGACGCTGTCAAAGCAGCACAACTCTTAGAAATTGGTTTGACCAGTCGCAACAAGAATGCGGAAAATCCAATTCCTATGGCAGGCGTGCCACATCATTCTGCCCAACAATACATTGATGTGTTAATTGAGTTGGGTTACAAGGTTGCTGTCGCAGAACAAATGGAAGACCCAAAGCAAGCTGTTGGGGTGGTGAAGCGTGAGGTCGTTCAAGTCATAACTCCTGGAACGGTTGTGGATTCAGCTAAGCCAGATAGCGCCAATAACTTTTTGGTAGCTGTTGACTTTGATGGTTGCCGTTATGGATTGGCTTATATGGATGTATCCACAGGTGAATTTTGCGTGACAGATTTGGCGGACTTTACGAGTGTTCGTAGCGAAATCCAAAACCTCAAGGCAAAAGAAGTCTTACTAGGTTTTGATTTATCTGAAGAAGAACAGACGATTTTGGTCAAGCAGATGAATTTGCTGCTTTCTTATGAAGAAACGGTCTATGAAGATAAATCTTTAATTGACGGCCAATTGACAACGGTAGAACTGACAGCGGCAGGAAAACTCTTGCAATACGTTCACAAAACACAAATGCGAGAACTCAGCCACTTGCAAGCATTGGTTCACTATGAGATCAAGGATTATTTGCAGATGTCGTATGCCACTAAGTCAAGTTTAGATTTGGTAGAAAATGCTAGGACTAATAAAAAACATGGAAGTCTCTATTGGCTGTTAGATGAAACCAAGACAGCTATGGGGATGAGGCTTTTGCGCTCATGGATTGATCGACCTTTGGTTTCTAAAGAAGCTATTTTAGAGCGTCAAGAAATTATTCAAGTTTTTCTGAATGCTTTTATTGAGCGAACCGATTTAAGCAATAGTTTAAAAGGTGTTTACGACATCGAACGCTTATCTAGTCGCGTGTCTTTTGGCAAGGCAAATCCGAAAGATTTACTTCAATTGGGGCATACCTTAGCCCAAGTGCCTTATATCAAAGCTATCTTAGAGTCTTTTGACAGTCCTTGTGTTGACAAACTTGTCAATGATATTGACAGTTTGCCTGAGTTGGAATACTTGATTAGAACAGCCATTGATCCAGATGCACCAGCAACTATTAGTGAAGGAAGTATTATCCGCAATGGTTTTGATGAGCGCTTGGACCATTATCGTAAAGTAATGCGAGAGGGGACAGGCTGGATTGCGGATATTGAGGCCAAAGAGCGTCAAGCAAGTGGCATTAATAACCTAAAAATTGATTACAATAAAAAAGATGGTTATTATTTTCACGTTACGAATTCAAATCTTAGCTTAGTTCCCGAGCATTTTTTCAGAAAGGCAACTTTAAAAAATTCTGAGCGTTATGGAACAGCAGAATTGGCTAAGATTGAAGGTCAGATGTTAGAGGCTAGGGAAGAGTCATCTAGTTTAGAATACGATATTTTTATGTGTATTCGAGCTCAAGTTGAAACCTATATTAATCGTTTACAGAAAATGGCTAAAACTTTGGCAACGGTGGATGTTTTGCAAAGTTTAGCAGTCGTTGCTGAAACCAATCATTATATTCGGCCGCAGTTCAATGATAATCATGTGATTACAATTCAAGAAGGTCGTCACGCCGTTGTTGAAAAGGTTATGGGAGTGCAGGAATACATTCCCAATAGTATCTCTTTTGACCAACAGACTAGTATTCAGCTGATTACAGGTCCAAATATGAGTGGTAAGTCGACTTATATGAGACAGCTGGCCTTAACGGTTATCATGGCCCAGATGGGTTCATTTGTGGCTGCTGATCATGTTGATTTGCCTTTATTTGATGCGATTTTTACGCGTATTGGGGCTGCTGATGATTTGATTTCTGGGCAATCAACCTTTATGGTGGAGATGATGGAAGCAAACCAAGCAATCAAACGCGCAAGTGACAACTCTCTTATTCTATTTGATGAACTGGGACGAGGTACGGCAACTTATGATGGTATGGCTTTAGCCCAGGCAATTATTGAATATATCCATGATAGAGTTGGTGCTAAGACCATATTTGCAACGCATTATCATGAATTGACAGACTTGTCAACTAAGTTGACAAGTCTAGTCAATGTTCATGTAGCAACGCTTGAAAAAGATGGCGATGTTACCTTCCTTCATAAGATTGCTGAGGGACCGGCGGATAAATCTTACGGTATTCATGTGGCAAAAATAGCAGGACTGCCAAAATCCCTATTAAAGAGAGCAGACGAAGTTCTGACCCGTTTAGAAACACAGTCACGATCTACTGAGATAATATCAGTCCCTTCACAAGTTGAGTCAAGCAGCGCTGTTAGACAGGGGCAATTATCCCTTTTTGGTGATGAAGAGAAAGCTCATGAGATTAGGCAAGCACTGGAAGCTATTGATGTCATGAACATGACCCCGTTTCAAGCAATGACAACTCTTTACGAATTGAAAAAGTTGTTATAGTCTTTCAGCTGAAAATGAAAAAGATGCTTTCTATATTGAAGACATCTTTTTGTTCTGTCAAAAACGGTCCGAGGCCTTCGGCTATTTATTAAGTGTGTTATAATAGTCCATAAGAATGCGAGGAAATTATGACAAACATTATTGGACTTGGATTGACAGTCTTTACAGGGTATTGACAGTCCTTAAGCATTGATATGACTGTGTTTTTGAAAAAATATAGGTTTTAAGTTTCCTTAGACTTCCCTCAAAAGTCCACAAAAAGGTGAACAAAAAAAGACCTTTGCAGGTCCTTTACACAATGAGTTCAGCAGGCAAGAACTAGCGTGGTTTAAATACTACGCTTTTTAGTTTGCCTTATGGTTTATTATAGCATGACTAGTGTCATTGAGGAAAGAAACTACCCTCTCCACCAGTCTTTAAAGTTCCACCACTGGTCTTGGATGCTATCTCCCAAGCGTTGGTACCAAGTTTTTTTGGCTTCTTCTTGAATATGTTTTATCATAGAATCCTCTAATTGTTTTTGTTCTTCTTCAGCTTTTCTCTGTTCTTCGACTTTTTTTTCTTCTTGAAGACGAGTATTTTGGGCTTTTTTACTCTCATAGACTAATCGACCCAAAAAAGAATTCCCATCATCCGCAAATGAAAGTGTAACCACATCTCCTTCTTCAAGCGGTTTCTTCAACTTGACAGTATAATTACCATCTTCTCCAGCGCGATAACCACTGGTTTCCCATTCTCTTTCATAGCAGTCTGGAGAATAAATCCATGTTTTAGTTTTATCGCATGTAACTTTATGTTTAATATTAGGGACTTCTATTTTTTCATCGTTGACAGATGCAAAAACATAACCAAAAGAACCTACGTGGACATTAATCTGCTCATCGCCAACTTTAAATGACTTTACGCTTACTCCAGATAAACGTGATTGCCCTTTGGTGGTAAATGAATTACCTTCAACTACTTGGTCATCCGCTTGAACACTCATAGTCCCCATTGATAGCAATAAGACAACAGCTAACATTAATTTCTTTTTCACTTTATTCTCCTTTTAAGTGTTTTTTATAATGATTAGCTACATAATAACAATTAGGTGCCTAAAAATTCCATTCTATTTTTTGTGGTTTTATAAATTTCTGACCTGTTTAATCAGCTTTCCAAACGATAAAAACACCTTTACGTTGAATTGTTTATGTTGAGATGTATTCCCTAACCATATTAGAGATATATTGATTTTTAGTTGTTGTTAAAGGCGAATATTATTTTTTAACGCCCCATCCCTGTAAAATTCCACAAACTCAAGCAAGGCTCTTTTCTTGGTCTCATAATACCAACTTTGACTTCTTTTAAGTTCTTCCATAATGTCCTGTTGAGGTTTTTTCTCACCGATCAAGTAACACTCAATCAGTATCTTTCTATACTCTATCTTAGACAGTTGATTAATGGCATACCTAATAGCGTTTAGCTCCTCTAGGGCGCATTCTCGGCTTATTTCAAGGTGTTTTCTGCGCGTGGGATGGTACTCTATATCAAACTGGTAAAGCTCGGTATAAGTTAAATCAAGGCTATTAGCGATACGTTGCCATCTATGGAATTCTTTCAGCTTACGAATAGCGTTCTTCTTGCTCATCTAACACCTCTAAAGCTTCTCTATGTAGTTTGAACACAGTGTTTCTTGAGTAACCTAGTTTATCGAGTATCTCGTCCCATGATAAGTCATCCACGTATCTAGCTTTAATAACAGCTATCTGTCTCTCATCTTGGAGTGTGGCGATCATGGCTAGTCTCTTATCACGTTCTTTAGCTAAATATAAGAGTTGTTTAGCTGTACCTTTTTCGATATGTCTTATTGCTTCAGGATTATGAAAAGCATTTATCAGCTTGATGTCTTTATCTCGTTGTTCCTCAAATAAGGTTATTAAAGCGAAAAGTGGTTTCAATTCTTTAAGTTGTTCTTTAGCGCTCATGGTCTTTTCTCCTGGTTAATGGTATAATTTATTTAAGCTTAAATTTAACCAAGGAGGCGTTCATATGGACGTCTTTTTGTTTTGTTCGTTTTGTAAACTAGATATTTTTTGTAGTACTTCGCTTTTCGCTTCTAAAATCGTTTCTAAGCACTTTTTAGAGTTTATAGTATAAATCATCAACTTAGTAGCTAGAAGCGCTAAAACAATGTTTTATTTTAGTCTTAGATGGTTATTCTTTGTGGCAGGGTTATGGGCTAAAATGAGATGTCAAATCCTTTCATATCAAGTTTTTAATCTTCGGTGAAAATTTCAAAAAGGGAATTTTTTGCACGGAAAAGGGCGCGTTCTTAAGTTTCCGAACAATATAGCCCCGTTTAAAAATGAAGGGGGTAGTTTTCGAATATTATAGCCAATACTTGTCACCCTTATCCATATAGTAATGAAATCTTCTCCAGTGATAAAGGTATTTGGTTAATCTCATGTACTTTGGACGTTTAGGAAAGTCATCACGACTATAATATCCATGAATGTGTCTTGCTTCTGGATTTACTTTCAAACACTCTTTAAAGGCTAATTGCCAGTAGTAGCAACAGTCTGTCTTGCTTCGATTGAGCGTGGCTTGATGAATCTTCTGACAAGAACCACAAGCAAAGGCATGAGAAACCTTAAATAATTTCCGACAACGTCTCTCACAGTCAGGACACACGAAAAAGTAACGTTTACCACCATAAGTTCCTGGAATCGTTTCAAGCAATAGGCCTTGACCATTGTAGTGAATCACTAGCCCATCTAGGTCTATGCGGATAGCTTGGTCACCTATTGATCCTGTAACTCTTGTCTTCCCCTGTGTCTTCATTGGTTTAATAGTATTTTCAATAGATAGTTCTAACATTCTTTCTCCTTAAAACTCAAACAACCCAAAACTATTGATAAAACGACAAAAAGAGGAAAAACCCTCTGAATGTCTATTTAACGAGTAACTGACCTTCAACAACCATATCATACAAATGGTTAAAGGCTTGACTGATAGACTCAAGGACGGCCCCTAAGTCTTCTGGCGTCATCTCTTTATAATTCATAGAGAGGTGTTCAGCCAGTTGGTTGTGATCGGAGATGAAGGCTATAAGTGTGTCTCGATTATTAACTTTCCCTTGAGTACTTTTAGATAAAGAAACCACGCGCTGATGATCAAGTTCTTCATCCGTCATATCCTCAGATTGGTTGTAATAGTCCTTGAAACTATCACAGATACGCTTGAAGACCTTGCTTAACTTTCTGTCTTCAGCATATTCTAATACCAGCTGATTAGCGTGACCACCTTGGTCATCATTGTGATAAGTTGCGTCAATCACTGGTTGCTCATAGGTCCCAGTCATATAGCCTAAAATAGCATGGCAGGCTACTTGTGCGGTATCAAAGTCTTTTAACGTGTAGTGGAATGTGAATGTCTTTGGTGTGTCTGAAAATGTTCTCATGTTATTTCTCCTTTGTGATTGCTATAATGTCTGATAAATTGATGACGGCAGAAGGACATGCTACCCAGTTTGGTTGTTGGCCAGATAAAAGATATTTGATCAACTCATCATAGAGGGTGCGGTCTCCTTGTATGGTGATGGTGTTGCCACCTCGTGTGTGTAATTTTAGTTTCATATCAGTTACCTGTACAAGACCAATAGTCCGGTTCTTGAATCCATGTCTTCATAATTGCCATAAGTGGCTTCTTGGAATTTAATGTCTATCACAGATACCGATAGGGTAAAGAGATTGACCCGATATTCAAAATCATCTAGTGATTCATTGTGTTTTTGATAAAATAGTTTGATTTTCATTATATAACCTCCGAATTTTATACGTTTTATACGTTTGGTTTTTCAAACGTATAAAATTTAAAGTCAGTCGTATCAAGGGTTTAAGTCTCTTTTTATACGTTTTATACATTTTATACGTTAAATTTAAAAAGTGTATATAAGGATTTTATAAGGGCTATTTATTAATACTCTATACGGGAAATTTTTTAAATAACGTGTTAAACGTGATAAACGTATAAACCCCTTGATATGACTGGGCTATTTCTTTATACGTTTAATTTTTTAAATGCTAAAACGTATAAAATATCTAAGTTTTCTTTTGTTTTTTGTGTGCTGGCCAATGATTGTAGTACCCGCGTTCATTCTTTGGCTTTTTCCTTTTTTCGGGTGATGCTCTACCGTTAGCGTAAGATGCGCTAGCAAACAGAGGTAGATCTTCTTTAGGATAAAAACCTGTATGGAGCTGTCGGCCTACTGGTATGACCTTCTGGCCTGCTTCAAACCCTTCAGGAAGATTGCTTTTGATTTCTTTATGTAACCCTCTTTCTGATTTTATTTGTTTGATGTCATAGTATTCTAAAAAGCCTTTCCAAACATGATAGACAAAGCTATTAGGAATAAATTCGCTGGTGAGCTCATCCGTGAAGAACTTAGAAACGAAGTCAATAACTGGGTTCATCTCTTTATGGTGTTCTTCCAGTATCTCAATAGATGCTTTTGGATTAATGTCAGTGATTGGTGTTTCAATCGCTAGCTTAAGTAAGTACTCAAGAACTTCTTTGCAATTAATATAATCATTTCTGATAGCTTTGTTGGGCTTTCCTTTAAATACTTTGGTAAAAGGTAAAATCCTAAAGCGTCTATCAATGGCGGACTTATCACCGTTCATCCGTGGTAAACCGTTGGAAGATTGTACCACAGTCATGTTTAAACGGATACTATATGGGCGTTTCCCCTTGTCCTCAATCGTCATAATGTCACCCGTGGCTAAACTAAATATATCAGACGTATCTTTGATAACCGCGTCTTTTTGAATATCATCACCAATTACAATGGATTTCCCTAGAAGTATCGAAGTAGTAAAGCGACTTTTTGCTAGCTCTGTTATTTTAAGGCTTGCCACGTTATCCATACCCACTAAATTAATGAGTAATTGCTGAAAAGTCCCTTTTCCTGTCCCACCTTCACCGAATAACCAGAAGATTTTCTGTAAGGATTGACCTGTGATGCTAGCTTTAATAATCTGAATAGCAAGGTTATAAAGTTCGGCGTCACCGTCAAACAATTCTAAGAGCCAAGCAGTAGGTTTCCAGCCCTTTATTGTGGGTTCTTTAGCTTTCTTATTGTAACCCGTCTTAATTTTACGAGTGACGGTTATATCTGGAGTTAATTCTTCAAATTGACCAGTTTTATAATTGTAGAGCTGATTTCCGATAACTGTATATTCTCTTTGAATCTCCTTCAGTTGACTTTGCCTAGCAATTTTGTAAAGTGTGTCAAAAGCTTGTTTTTCAGTCGCGTTTGGAAAAATAACTGAAATGAGATCTTGTAAAAACTCATTATCTTCTAGCCAAACCCCGTGATCAGGATGAAAAAAGTAAAGTGGGGCTTTTTGTCCTTGAGCTTCAGGTTTAACTCGAATAAAGCGGAGATAGTGTTTGAGCATAATAGCCACGCCCAAAGGTGTTTTAGGTAAAGCTTTTTCACTGGCTTCTTGTCCTTTTTCTTTAGCTAATTCTTCATGTTGTACCTCGGTCAATCTACCCGCTTTTACGTTCTCAAGGTGTTTGCTATCAGCCATAACGCCATCATAGGCAATCTTGAAAGCTTCATCTTTCATCTCTTGACATTCCTTGATAAGCTGACCTCTAACACCTTTGAAAGTGCTGAAATATTTATCTTCATTCTCACGCGCTTCAGTGATTTCATTTTCTAAGTTTTTTAAATCTTCTTGCTCTATGGTTCTACCCTCTCTTTCTGTATTCTGCTTTAGCAATGCTGGTAAACGTCCTATCTATCTCATCAATGGGTAGTGGCTTAGTTGTCACGCTGTTAGCTATTTGTACCAGCTCATAAGCCGTCTCTAAATCACAATCCACCCATTTATTAAATAGCAAGCCAACAAACTTAGTTAAGGCCACGTTGCGCCCGCCTTCGTCTCCAAAACCATTAAACAAGGTATCTATGACCCTCATGGTAATAGAACGCTGACTTCTAGAGCGTGGCGTGTAAGTAGTAACAACTTGTCTGTTTGGCGTGCTACCATTTTTAGGAACAGGATAATCAAGACCACGGTTCACATAGCGCTGATAGTCCTCTGGGTCGCCTGTTGTAACAGGTAAGCCTTGTAATTGCGACCAGGTAAGACTAGCTAAATCAAAAGGCAGTCCAATCTTATCGGCTATCTCCTTGACCACTTGTTTATAAGTTGCTTCAGTCATTACGTCACTGGGCTTCAAGACAAGACGATAACGGGGCTTCTCAGGGGTGTGTTTAATCGTTGGATAAATAATATAACTATACTCCCGAAGCGTCTGAGAAACGATTTTAGGTAGGTTGACGCCTGTTTCTATCTCGTCATAGTCAAGAAAAATCAAATCGCGATAAACTAAACTAGCATTATTGCGCTTATAGCTACCGTTTTTCTCGGCTGTGACCTTGCCACTTAGGCAGTAGGGGGCTTGTGTTCGCTTGTATTCTTCAATATCAATATCCTCAGGCGGTTTCAAAGGTCTAAATTGAGCAATATAGTCAAATGGTTCTAAAGGTCCTTTGTAGGGGTACAAATAAGAGCTAAAGCCTCTTGCTTCATAAATAGCCATCTACACATTTACCCCCAAAAAGATAAGAATATCACTGACCTTGTAATAATGTTTCCTGGTGTCTTCTAGTGGTGGTTGGTATCGTCTTAGACCAGCTTTTTCCCACCGTTTTAGAGTTTTGCCTTTGATATTTAATTCCTCTTTGACCTGTTCAGCCGTGATCAACCCTAAAACTCTTGGTTTAGGTTTCTGGTAGACTTCCAAAAAGCGATTAAACGCGGTCAGGTTTTGTTCTAAGAGTTTGGATTCATAATCTTGACTAAATACGTTCATGCCTAACCTCCTTTTAGTAATTCCTTATAACTGGTTAAATCGGCATTCAATAACACACTTAGGCGTTCCTGTTCCTTTTGTACTTGATTATAAAAGGCTTTAGCACCATCTAGTAATTCTTCTTTATTAGCTGGGATAAAGTACCCACGATTGAATCCGTGTCTAATGCCGATAATAGGGATGTTATAGCGTGTGATTAAGCTACTGATGATACCTTGGACGGAACGCTCTTCAAGTTTCAGTATTAAGCTAATCTCTGCCCCTGTAATGGGGTTGTCTGCTCCAACCTTGATCAGATTAAGGACACGTCTATAATTCTCTGGTAGTGTCATTTCGTGTCCTCCTTATCATTTGGAAACAGGATTTGGTTATCAATAACACCAAGCACTTGATTTTTAAGACTATCTTTTAACTCGTTCAATGCTTGTATAACTATATTTAGCCCTTTTTTATATTCCATCTCTATTGGTATTGATTCCAAAAATTTAACAACGGCATCAGCTTTGTTATAGTCACGTTGTGTAGTATTGATAAATATTTTTTTCGTGAATAACGGAAAATCGTCCCACTCTGCTTCAATATCTTCATCTAGCATTTTGATATTTTTGTCTAAAACCCTATCACTCAACCAGTTTGTAGGCTGTTTTTCGCTATCTTCTAGCAATTTTTTAAAATATTCTTCCGTTGTCATGCAGTTCCCTCCCTAATTGTAATAATGGTTCTGTGCTTGAATATAAGCCCCATAGTTTGCGTTCTGACGTGGTTTAGGGACTTGGGTATCTTCTGATAAGTCAATCTCTATTAATGGCTTAGAACGGCTAAGAAGAAGCCCTAAGAGACCTAAAACAAAGAATAGAATAAGCGTCTGTGTTGGTGTGAGGTTAAGTTCTTGCATGGTTACAACTCCTTTCTGTATTTACGTGTCGTCTTATCATGGTCAGAAATAAGGCACTTCAAAGCGCTACAACTCGTGTTTATAATTGCACTAGTTGTTTCCTTACTATATTCTTGAGCAGCCAAATCTAGGACATCTAGAATATCCATAAGTTGACCGCAAAGACCTTCATAATCTACCAAAATATCGTTAGCGATTTCATTTAATTCTTTAATGCTTTTCATGCCGATACCTCACTTAAATAAGTTTCTAGTTCCCCTGAGTCTTTCTCTGAACAAGGTAAACCGTTAACGGCTCTAAAGACAATCTCTGTGGTTCGTTGATAGTCTAAAGCGTCCCATGCTTCTTCAAAGCTGGTGGCACTTTTTCTGAATTTAATGACGTACTCTGTCATAACGTTAGCAATAATTACCCAAGCGATATGTTGGTTATATAGTCGAGTGAAATAGGCTTCTGCTTTATTTTTGCTGAGTTGGCGATTTTTGAACATTTCTAGCTGTTCAGGAGTGTATCTATCTTTTGAAAAAGGATTTGTTTCTACTCTATATTTCATTATGTTTTTTCTCGCTTAATTATTATTTTCTGTGTAGTGTTTTTATTGATTGCTTGTTTCTTATACTAGATTCATGCTAGTTTTAAGGGGTAGCTCCCTACGTATGGTCAAAATAGCTTCAATATGCTATAATTTAAGATATAAAACCCCTTTAATAATAGCTTGCCTGCTTTATTAATTGAGTTTAGTTATACTAGTTGAAGGCTTGGAAGTTTGGTCGCTGTCAAAGCCTTTTTTGTTGTTTTCACGCGCATTGTAGCGTGTTTTTTAATGCCATTGTCTTAATATCTTGATAGGTAAAATTAAGATTGATAAGAGCGATTGCCATATCTTCTAAAGCAGTGTACTGTGCTAGCTCAATTGAGTTTAAGCAGTCAATACCAGAATAACCACCTCTGGTTGCTTTTAATTGCTTGCTATTCTTACCAGTAACAGCTTTAAGCAATAGATTGTACACAGTCGGATAAGCCATTTTAGGCGCGTGTTCCCATGTCTTGATAGCTTCATTAAGTGTTTTTCGTTTAGGAGCTTCAAGAGAACGCTGTAACCTAATTTGAGTGAGTTCTTCTCGCATTTCAAAGAATGCCTTGACTAGGTTCTTTTTAAACTCTCTGACTGGTTCGGTATTTCCTAGATAGGTAACTAATAAAGTCGCCTGCTGTTCGTTTAAGTGATAAATTCTTCTAGGTCGTCCGCCTAGTGAACCTTTTTCAGGTTTATGGATTTCAAATGACAAAACCCCAAACGCTTCTAAATCCTTTTTATGCTTATCAATCAGCTTTCTAACTGAAATAATGTCAATTTCAGCATGTTCAGCTATGATGTCGTGTGTGGTGTACGGCTCTTTCTTACCGTCCATGTAAACTAGGTTCATGCTAATCCTCCTTTATCCATAGAGTTCCGTTAGTTCTTTAAAATACTGATCAGGAATTTCATCCATAGCCACTTGTTGTAATTGAATGGCCTTTAAACGATTGGTGTCGCTAGCAGTCGGTTTATTAATAATTTCAGCCGTTGCCTGTACTTGCTTGAAATACTCTTCAAGCTTAAGTTGCCTTCCTGCGGAAACTTCTTCGGATATGGCTTTTCTGTTATTGATAATTTCAAAGGTATCAATTTCACCGTTTGCCATGGTGTAATCAATGTTATTTCGATACCGCCAAGCTGCCAGCCTAAGCTTGATGTCTTTTTCAGACCAATCGGGAAGCCGCTCAGCAATCAGCTCTAGGCTCATTGTTCCTGTATCGTCAAATATCTGATGTAATAATTCTTGTGTAAATGGTGTTCTAGCCATTTGTTATTTACCTGCTTTTCTTAATGGGTTGCTCTACTGTAAATAGCGTTTGAAACACTGACACCAAGGTCAAATTTATCCTTGATTACCATAAGTTCAACGGTATCGTCTAATAACTGCTCTCTATCTTTTAACATTTGTTCAGTCATTTGAGATTTGCTAATCATCTTTGGTAATCCATACTTATTAGATACCGCTTTATTGGCAATCGTGTTGGCTTTGATAAGGTCAGTCTGTTTAATCTGTTCTAAGCCATTAACCAGTCTATTCATTGCCTGCTTCTGATATTCTTTATCTAACATTCTAAACACTTGGAAGCCCTCGAGGCCTGTGCTTTGGCGTAGTTGTTTGATAATCTCAAATACCCATTCTTGGAAAGCTTCCGCCTCAGGTTTTCGACTTTTGAATACTAATCTGTAAATATCTTTTTCATTGATAATAGAAAGCTCTTGCTCCCCACCTTTTGTAAGGGTCTTACTTTTAGTAACCCCCTTTAGAGTCGATATAGCTCTTGACGGTTGTTTTAATCCCAAAGCATTTGTAATATCCTTGGCAACAGTCCACCATTCGCCGTTATTCTCTACAAATCGGATAATATATCCGTTCCAGTTTTCTGTTCTCAATAAGTTGTCCTTTCTACTCTTCTGGTGTTAGTTCTATTTTTTTCGTACTATCACCTAAAAAAATATCGTCTAACTTAACATGATACAACTCTGACAAGTCTTTCAACAGCTCAAAAGGAATTAGAGTACTATCTTTTTCGTACTTTGAGATAGTCTGAAAATTCTTGCCTACTTTTTTTGCTACCTGTCGCAAGGTATAACCTGCATTTACTCGACACGCTTTTAGTGTCCATTGTGTCATTTTTTAACTCCTTTCAAAAGTGATAAAACAATAGTACTATTATTTTCGTACTTTGTCAAGTGCTTTTGAACAAAAGTTTTATTTTTTTCGTACTATGTCGTTTTTTGTGTTATAATCAAAATAGAAAATTAGTGAAATGGAGGGGAATCACTTGGCAAAGAATAGCCCGCAGGATATAAAAAATAGGGAATACTTTTCTGATAATCTTAACAGAATTATGAAAGAAAAAGGAGTCCGGCAAATTGATTTACATAATAATACAGATATCCCAAAAAGCACGATAACTGGGTACGTAAAGGGAAAATCCTTGCCTACACCGGGGAATCTTCAAAAAATCGCTGATTTTTTAAATGTAAAAAAATCCGATTTAGATTTACGTTTTAATCTAAGGGAGGAAAATCCACAAATAAAATTAATTGATTCATGGTTGAATGGTCTAATGGAGTTATCTAACATCGAAAGTTCGGTTACTGAAAACGGCGATGCTTCTTCCAAGACTGTGGGAGAGATGCTTGATTACTACAGCAAAGTAAGCATTATCGGATTAGAATTTATAAGAGCATTTGAAAACGGTGAAACAAAAATAGAGGCTGCAAAAAGATTATCTAAAAAATACACGAAAAAAGATATTGTGGTTGCTTTGCGACTTTTGAAAAATATGGCTCTCCATCACTCGAGTGATAAAGTAGACTAACTCACGCGCCGAATTCCACTATTTTCCACTAATTTTGGTTGCTTTACCTTTAAGGACTCGCATTTTGCTCTTTAAGACAGCCGAAAAGTCCGATTTTCTGAATACTATATGCTAAAAATGCCAACTGATTTTAGAAGCTGTCACAGCGGAAAAAGTAAATTAATAAACGACCGATATATCAAGTTCTTTAAGTGAATTTACCGAGCGTTTTACAACTATTGAAATAGGTTGACGTATTATGTCAGTACGTGCCAACATTTTCCAGCATTCCGAAATGCGACCATGTGTTCGTGTTTGGGAGTAGTAACCTTCTATTCTCTAAGTTCGCTCGAAGTTCAGCATTATGCGCGTGGAACAAATTTAGCTACCTTACAGTTACCACTCAATAACGACCTGTTAAATTTTCATGTCTAAATGCCAATTTTATTATCTTTACCTACGCGCAAATACCTTGATACGCCTTTAATTTTCTTTAATTACAAGACCCTCAAAACTTGACAAAAATTGAGGTATAATCTGAACTTTTTGTCGGCGGTAATTAAAAAACTATCTGCGCGTGGTCAGTGGTTGCATAAAGCATTATAAATTCTTGCATAAAATTATTTTTATTCATTTTGGTAACACTAAGGAATGTTAAGAGCGCTAAAGACTATACTTTCTAACTATACCCTTTGACTTCTTTATCAAACAAAGCTATAATGGACATAGAAAAAGGAGATTGCGCAAACAATCTCCTGAGGTAACACCGTTTAAGACGGCAGCCTTACCGTATTTGTTTATATTTTCTATAAACCGTCCACGATTGGCTAAAGTGTGGGACGGTTTTTCTATTTGTTCTTGTTATTCATGATAGCTACTATCAGAGTACCAAAGGCAATCATCAAAGTAAGCGTTTCATAAACTGACAAACCTTGTCGTCTCCTTTCTTTTGGTTTCTGTGACTTACATACATAAGCACCACCTCCAGACATAAGGCTACGACTACCGTCTTTTACTTTGTTACGAGGTTTATTGTATCATAGGGACAGACATTTTCAAGAGCTCGAATCTATGTAAACCTTGACCTAGTTTTTAGACATGCAAAACTTCTTCTGAAACTCTCTATACAAAACCAAACAAAAAAGACCCCGCAAGTTTTCCACGCCCGCAAGGTCTTAAAAAGACTAATATTATACCATGATTTTCTTTTATAATATTTCGGATATTTACCCGATACCATTATTATACCATGATATGAACTAATCTAAAACCCTTTTAATAATAGCTTGCCTGCTGATGGAAAGGTTTATGATCATGAAAATAACTGAAATAAAAAAGAAAAATGGTACTACTGTGTACCGTGCTAGTGTATATCTGGGAGTTGACCAGGTAACAGGTAAGAGAGTAAAAACAAGCATCACAGGAAGAACAAGAAAAGAAGTTAATCAAAAAGCCAAGCACGCGCAGCTTGACTTCCTATCTAATGGATCTACAATTAAAAGAAAAGTTGTGATTAAAACATTTAAAGAACTTAGTCATTTATGGCTTGAAACCTATAAGTTAACAGTAAAGCCTCAAACTTATGATGCTACTGTTACTAGACTTAATCGACATATTATGCCAACTCTGGGCAATATGAAGGTTGATAAGATAACCGCTAGTGATATTCAAATGCTGATTAATAGATTATCTAAATATTACGTCAATTATACTGCGGTACGTTCAGTCATCCGAAAAGTTCTCCAACAAGGAGTATTGCTAGAGCTAATAGATTATAACTCAGCAAGAGATATTATCCTTCCAAGGAAGCAGCCAAACGCTAAGAAAAAAGTTAAGTTTATTGATCCGTCTGATTTGAAATCTTTTTTAGAACATTTAGAAACTAGTCAACACAAACGCTATAACCTTTACTTTGATGCAGTTCTCTACCAACTTTTATTATCCACTGGCTTGAGGATAGGCGAAGCCTGTGCATTAGAGTGGGGAGATATTGACCTAGAAAATGGTACAATAGCCATTAATAAGACTTACAATAAAAATTTGAAGTTTTTGAGTACAGCTAAAACCCAGTCAGGCAATAGAGTGATTAGTGTTGATAAAAAGACCCTTAGAAGCCTAAAGCTCTATCAAATGAGACAGCGACAATTATTTAATGAGGTTGGTGCGCGTGTGTTGGAGGTAGTGTTTGCCACACCAACACGAAAGTATTTTAATGCTTCGGTTAGACAAAGCGCTTTAGATACTAGGTGTAAGGAAGCAGGGATTGAACGCTTTACCTTTCACGCTTTTAGACACACTCACGCTAGTTTATTGCTGAACGCTGGTATTAGTTATAAGGAACTTCAGTACCGTCTAGGACATGCGAATATCAGCATGACTTTGGATACCTATGGCCATCTTTCTAAGGACAAAGAAAAAGAAGCTGTTTTATATTATGAAAAGGCTATGAATAATTTATAA